GAGGCCGGTTTTGTTGAATTGGGAATATTCCCACAGTGCCTTGTCAAACGCTTTCAGATTGCGGGTGTCAACTGCCGGCGCGGTGCTCATTCCTCTTCCGCTCCTGAGTATTCGCAGACGTATTTCAAGACCGGTTTTCCAAGGTTTGGACGCCGCACCTTGATCCGGTACCGCCCGCCCTCTTCGTCCGCAAAATAGTTTCCAATGGTTGGAAAAACGCCTACCGGCAGCGCGGCCTTGAAGAACGATACAATGACCGTCTGGCAGTCGCCGGGGGCCAGATCGTACGGCTGCACGGCGTTGCCGTCGCGCTCAATCAGTGCCAGCAAGGGAGCGGCGTTGATGGTGATGTCCACGCCGGAGGCTTCCAACAGTTCGGCAAATCCTTCGGTATGGTCTTCCATGCTCATACCTATGCGCTGGAGTCAACCGCGCAAGAAGCGGCAGGTGGCGGGTGGCGAGTGAAATTTTCCAATGATTGGAAATAATAAAAGACCCCCTCCGCGAACGGAGGGGGCCGGGCAGGTGCAGTGAACCGGAGAAGGAAATCAGGGTTCGGTGTTTACAACCGTGGCAATGGTGAGCGTGTTGCTGGCTGCCGATGTGCAGGATGCGATTACTCGGATTTTAACCACATGGGCCGGAACATAGATTGTCCCAAGCGTGTTGGTGAGCGCCGCGCCAGTCGTGCCCGTGGCCGCAACCTTTGGACAGAGGTTGTAGGACGTGGAGGTCAGATCGGTGCCGGTGTAAATGACCGACCCGGTAGAGAAGTCGGTGATAGCCACGTTGTAGGCATTGGTCGCCGTCGAGCGAATGCCAATGTTGAGCACCTCGCCGGACAGGTTGATGACGTTCGTTGCCGCAGCCGTGGTCATCGGCGCGAAGCTGGTTTCGGCGGTTTTCATGGCAGCGCTGGCGCTGATCGCCATTGCGAAAATGGCGGCGATTGCAAATACAGGTGACTTTTTCATTTTTATTCCTTCGGTTCGGGTTTTTCTATTTTAACGGTCTTCGCCTTCGGCGTTTTCGGCGTTTTCGGTGCCTTCGGCGCTTCGTCAGTGGCAGCGGCGGCAATCTTTATCCGCTTGCTGTGCTGGCGAAGTTCGAAGAGTTCAACCATCCTCAGGCCGTCCGCTTTCGCCGCCTGAAAAGCTCCCTTCGCCTGACTGAGCGGAAGGGGATCGCCGACGGCGACTTTCGTGCCGTCAGCTTTGGTTCCGATGACGATTGCGTAAGTCATTACGCCATGCCTCCAGCAACGTCAGCGCCGATGATGCGCAGGATGCCGTCGGGGTTGCCTACACATTTTCCGTAGTTGCATTCCAGCACACGTTCGGTTTTCTTGGTGGATGGGTTGTACCATTCCTTGAAGGCGATGGTCATACCGCTTTCATTCGTGAAGATGCGGTAGTCCATGACCTTGGCGGCGGAGGTATCCGGCTTGACCGGGCGGAAGGCAATCCCGATGGCTTCGCGGTTGACAGCAAACCCGACCAGCTCTTCGCCGTTATCCGGGATGAGCGTGGATTCGAAGATGTTTTCGAACGTTCCAAGGGCTGGAACTTTGCCCTGACGGATGGCTTCGGTTCCGCCGATGGCCGCAGCATTCTTGACCGCAGGGTCTTTGCAGAGCGCGGTGTAGTAGTCTTCGTTGATGATGAGGTTGCGCCCCATCTTCGGCCACTTGAGCGTGGTGCACTGTTTGCCGATGTCGAGGATGTCGTCGCTGTCGAAGTCGTCCGCGGCGATGGCCTCCGGAATAACGTTGGCAAAGCTGGCGGCTTTTACCAGACTCCAGATGTCAGCCAGTACGGCTTCAGCCAGTGCGGCACCATACTGCGCGCCGATTTCGTCGAGCTTGAGCAGCGAGAGCGTGGCGAGCTGATCGTCGGTGTAGTAGAAGCCGACGTAGGGGTTCTTGTCGATTTCCAACTCTTTCGGGAGCTGATTTGGGGCTTCCGTGACGTACGTTCCGGTGTCGCCAAACTGACGAACCGTTGCGCCGGACGGTGTCCAGGTGAACTGAACTTTTTTGCCGATGGCGGCAAAGTCGGACGACATGTCGATGGAGAACGAGTTGAGCGCCTGGATCGTTGCGTTGAACGCTTTGAGCGCGGCCTGCGAGATGATGTCAATTGCGAGTGCTGCTGATAGAGCCATGGCTTAACCTTTCTTCTTGGTTTGTTCTTTGAAAATTGCTGCTTTGTGCTTCGTGAGAAATGCGTCTTTGGCTGCCGGGTCTTTGATGGCGTTGTACTGCTCGGTGAGGGTTCCGGCTTCGGTGCCGTTCTGTTCAAGCTCAACCGGATCCACGCCTGCGGCGGCGCAGATGGCGGCGGCCCGCTGTTCGGCGGTTTTGGCTTCGGCTTTGAGTGTGCCAACTTCCGCCGTGAGTGTCGTAACCGTGCCGGTGGCGACGTTGAGCTTGGTTTTCAAATCGGTGGCATTGGTTTCGGCAGATTCTGCGCGGGCGACGGCGGCGGCCAGATCGGTCTGAGCGGTGGCGAGCAGCTGAGCTGCATCTTCGGCTAGAGACACTGCGCCTTCGGCGTATTCTCTGGCGGCCGTAAGACCTTCAGCCAATCCCTGTACCAGCGTCTTGGCTGCGTCGAGGGATTTGGGCGGTTCGATAGAAACGGCGGCGGTTATTTTTGCGCACAGGGCGGTGAAGGCTTCTTTGGCGGCGGTTAGTGATTCAAATTTTTTCATTTAGGCTCCTGTTTAGAATCTCTTCGTATGCGGTTTCACAAGATGCAATTTTGTCAACCAGATTGGCATCAAGTGCACGCTTTCCAACCAGACATTGCCCGCGCATAAACGCTGAATCTACGGCCCGATGTGCGAGGACGTGATCGCGGAAAAGGCCGAAATAATCGTCCACCGTTTCCTGAAAATGCTGCTTGTGCGCTTCGGTGAAAGACGGCGGCCAGGTGGCGTCTTTGAGGTCGCCGCCGGTGTGCGTGATGTATTCCGGTTTCCATCCAGCGGCTTCCCATGCGGCCGAGGTATCCACCAGCCCGAGGATGGTGCCGATGCTGCCGACCTGCGCGGAGGTTGAGCAGATGATCATGTCCGCTCCGGCGGCGATGCAGTAGGCCGCCGATGCGCAGAGTTCGTCCACAAAAGCGACGACCGGAAGCGGACATTCCGCCACGATCCGCGCGGTTTCGTCGTTGCCCGCGCACATGCCGCCGGGCGAGTTGATTTCAAGAAATATTCCGCGCGCGCCGCGCTCTACGGCCGCCGCGAATTCCTGTTCGATCTGCGAGTAGTCGGTGTTCCCGCAGCTGCGCTCAATCTTGCTCATTCCTTTGCCGAGAACTCCCTGTACGGCGATGTGCGCGATGTTGTTGCGGTCGATTTGCATGTCCGGGCGTTCGTTGACCCAGTCGCTGAACGTGCCCGCTTTGTAGTCGGCGGCTAGACGGCTTTGAAAAATCTCATGGATGGCCATGTGCGCCCCGCCGGTGATGTTCCACGGTTCGCGGTAGATTGCGTTCTGAATTCGTGCAAATCTCATGATAAAACCTTTCGGTTTTTGTTATTAGTTATTGGGTATTGGTTATTAGGCGCGGCTACAGAGCGCCGATGCTCACGGACAATCTTCCGAAGTTCCTGCGCAGTTTTTTCCATCTGGTAATCAAGACAGCTCATTCTTCAGGCCATCCAAATTTCAAGTTTCCGGTTTCAGGTTTCACTGATTATTTTCCTGGTTGTTGCCGACCAGCAGTTCGAGCGATTGCCCGCCGGACGGTTTATAAATCATGTCGATCGGGACTTTGTATTTTTCGGCGGCTTTCAGAATTGCGGCGGCGTTGCGCGCCCGGATTTCCAGCTGTTCTTCGAAGTCCATTCCGAGTTCTTTGTAATGTTCTTCCAGCGTCTTCAGTCCGGTTTCGACATCGGCCCGGTTTTCGCGCGATTCGCGCCCGGCATCGACTGTGATCTTTCGCGGGGTGACATACCGGACTTTGTACCAGTCTTTGACCGGTTTTAGTTCTCCGCGATCGATGGCGTCGCCGATGACGTAGGCCCATGTTTGCACGAGAATCCGGTTGATGATGGCCTGCTGGCGTTTTTCAAATCTCCGCCCGGCTTTGGCGGTGATGAGCCGCACCGATGCGCCGCCGACTTTGGACGGGTCCTGCGTGAATTCGTGCGGCAGGCCGCCGCCCGAGCTGTCGCGCTGCAACCAACTGAGGAAGCCGGTGAAGGTCGGGCTGGGCCGCTTGCTTTCGAAGGATTCGAGTTTTTCGCCAGGTTTCAGGCCGGCAACAATGCCGCCGATCATTTCCTGCAATTTGGTCGGGTCGGTAGGCGCTCCGTTTTCGTCGGTTTTTTCGATCTCGACCTGAAAGTCCGGGTTGTCTTCGATGGTTCCGTCTTCTGTGGTGAGCAGGCGCGATATGCCCGAGTTGTCTTTGACGGCCCGTTTTTCGATGGCGAGCAGTTCGTTTTCGTCCTGCAGATGGTTGATGCTGTGCTGCATGGGTGGCGCGGATCGCGCGGCGGATATCAGCTCGGGCTCAAAGATGTGCATGACCGCATTGGCGGGGATCATGCGGAATTCTGTGGCGTCGCCCTGCCGGATGCTGTAGGCGATGGGTTCGCCGTATTTCCCGAACTGGATCCCGTCGGTGGTTTCCGTTTTGCCGTCATCCTGGCACCGGTGCGATTCGATGAGTTGGATGCGTGGAAAACCAAACCGGTCACGGACTTTGATGACGAATACCTCGCCATCAGAATCAATGGCGCGGCAAACGAGTGACTGACATTCGGCGAATGAAAAACGGTTGGTGATGTCAGCACGGAAGCAAAAGCGTTTGAAGTGTTCTTCGGCGGCGCTGTTCCAAGCCGCGTCGGTGGTTTGGGCCTGTGCCCGCATTCCGGTGCCGACGGAGTAGATGTCCATGTCGCCGACGTATCCGCGCATGAAGCCGGAGTTTTTGAGCAGGTAGCGGGTTTTGCTGACCAGCTCGCGGCGCGTGTAGCTGGTGAGTTCGTCTTTGGCGTCGCGCGGCGCTCCGCCCGGCAGCCAGCCGCGCGCGGTGGATCGGTTGGCCCCCTCATAAACCGACAATCCCAGCACTTTTGTCCCGAGATATTTTTGCACGGCGTTGGCTTCGGCTGGATTCACCAGACCGAAGACGTTTTTGCCGATGAATTTCTGTACCCGGTTTGCCATGTTATTTTTCCAGATAGCGGGTCTGTCCGGCCTGTATCATCCGGCGGGCTTTCCCGTAGGTGGCCGGCGCGAGTTTTTTGAGAGCGTCCTGACAGGCGCGGATGATCGAGTGGATCTCTTCAACGCGGCGTTTGTTGACGCTGGAGTTGTCAGAAGAGTATGCCTGCTGAGTTTTGAGCAGCTCTTTTTTCTGCACAGCCAGAATCGCTTCCACCTCGGCGGTGGTGAATCCAACAGAATAATCAATTACGTCCTTCATTACTGTTTGCGGCGGTGTCAACCGCTTCGCCTCCGATTATCTTGAGCATGACCGCCGCCGTGATGTCCATGACCTCGCAGTCGAAGTAGTGATTCGGGCGCTTGCCGATCTGCTGCCAGACCCATTTGTTACCCTTTTTGATGCGGCGTTCGGCTTCGAGCTGGCGGCGGTAGTCTTTGCCTGTTTCGTCGGGGATCTGCCACATCGGTTCGTCGCCGATCTTGAGGTTGCGGAGCTTTTGCAGGATGTCGCGCATGTTGTTGGCGGAGTAGTGATGAAGTCTACACATGTCGCGCCCGGCGGCGACTTTATGAACCGGAGAATAGAAGCGCCGCGTTTTTTCCGTGGTGCCGTCTTTCAGCTTCCGGACGTGAATGAAGTTGTCTTTCTGGTCGCCCTTCAACGCCGTCCAGCCGCGCGGCCCGCACTGTTTGTAGACCTCATACGGGTTGTAGCCGGAGTCGCAGAATACGAGCTGCGGGTGAATTTCGAACCGGTGCTGCACCGCCTCGACGTCTTCCCATGTCAAGACCTTTTCGTACCAGATCAGCCGCGATTGGCCGAGCGGCGACCAGCTCCGAACCTTCAGCCAGAAGTGGTCTGTCTGCACGTCCACGGTGAGGAAGCGCAGCGGAACGCGCGCGGTTTTGTCGGTGCTTTCGACGACCTGCATGTTGGCGTTGAGCGCGCCCTCTTTTCCCCAGACGTTGCCGAGTTCGTACGCCTGCGTCGGCACGTCCATGCCAAAGTCTTCTGCGCTCTCGTCCCACGGCTGGGCGAGGCGTTTCTGGTAGAACTGAATCAGCGGGTTCATGTCGCCTTTTTTCGCGGCCAGCTTGGCGCGGATGTACATCTCCGCCAGCCGCCCCCACTTCATGGTGGCAATTCCATTCCAATGAAATCCGACCAGCTCTTTTGATGCGTTCTGGTTGGTGATTTCAAACGCTCCGGAGTCCGCCATTTTCCGGCGGTTGGTGTAGGTGTCTTCGATCAGGTGTTCGCAGTCGATGCACTTGTAGCGAGTCGATTCGCGCAGCGTTTCGAAGTTGTAGTTCCCCTCTTCGTCTTTGCAGGTTTTGTCCCATTCGACCCGCTGCCATTTGTACGGCTGGCGGCTGCCGCATTCCGGACATCGGAACGTCCATTCGCGCTGATCGGTGGATTTCCATTTCCGATCCAAATCATCGTCTTCGACTCCGGCCTGCGACATCCAAATACATTTCCCAAGCCAGCCGAAAGAGGTCGTTCGTCCTTCCGCTTCTTCCATGTGACCCTGCGGCCAGTTCCAGCATTCATCACCGATGATCCAGCGGATCGAGCGTCGTTGCAGATTTTTTAGATTGTGCGCACCGAGAATCCATAGCGACATGCCGTTATTGAAATGGATCGTCGTGTTCCGCTTCTTATTTTTGTCCGCCGGAAACAGCCGCTTGATCGGATCGCATTTTTCAAACAGCGGCTGCAACCGGCTCTCGCTGTGGTCTTTGGCGTTTTCGTCGTTGTCGCATAGCCAGAGCGTCGGCCCCGGCAAGTTTTCGATGATGTACGCCAGCGTCAATTCAGCTCCGAGCGACTTGGTCGCCTGAATCGCGGCGAGGATACAAACTTCCTTGACGGCCGGGTCAACCATCGCCTCCATCGGTTCGCGGCAGTGCGGAGAATTCTCAGACCGGAACCTTCCGGGGATTGGAGAATACGGGATTTCCGTTATGTTCTCTTCGGCCCACTTCCAAGGCGGCTGTCGATCCGGCGGTCGCCACGCCTCGCAGAAAATGCGGTGCAGCTTTTCCCTGTCCGTCACGGTGTTAATCCCCCACCGGAGTGTAGCAGTCGCCGAACCTCGTTGAGCTGCTGTTCGTTTTTATTCCGGATATCAATCGGCTCCAGCCCGGCGAGGATTGGCGGCAGTTCATCGAGCAGCGCTTTTTCCAACATCTGCAACGCTTTGGCTGTGCAGGATGACCACGAAAGCCGCACCTCTTCGATGCTCACATACTCGCCGCGCTTCACAGCATTCTTGAATTCTCGCTCTTCGATTTTCGCCAGCAAATCACGCGCTTTCAGACTATTCAGATCGTTCGACTTCCCGTTCAAATCGTTCGACTTCATGAAGTCGCGCCACTCTTTTACCGAGTGCCGTCCGTCTGGTTTCGCCTTTGGAGAGCCGTCCAGTTTCGACCAGCGATTCAGCGACTGGCGCGTCACGCCGAGAATTCTACCAAGCTCAATGTAGCTCGAAACAAACGTCGGAATCACCGACGGCTCCGCCGGTTTCTTTGCCTTTTTTTTCCGCGTTTTTCCAGCGGCCGCCGCCTTCGCCGCCGCCTCGCGTTTTGCTCTGGTTTTAGGCCGTCCAGCCATGTCTGATAAAAACCCTTCTAACTATGCTTTTCTGTAAACTGTTACGCCTCGCGCGCGCGAGGGCGTCAAAATACCCGCGTGTGCGAGAATATGTAACTTGCGAAAAAATGGCCCTCGCTCGTTTTGCCCGGGGTGACGAAGTGGGAACCTGCGGTGGGCGGTTTTCAAAGAGATCCCTTAGGGGGGTGGGGGCGGCTCCCCTGATCCTTCTCGCGCACCAGCGCGTCCAGCTCGTTGCAGATTCTGCGAATCGGATCAAGATCCGCACAAATGCAGCGCAGTTGGTCTGCATCCTGACTGCTTAGCCAGCCCGAACGCCGCAGCCGCCCGAACATGCTGACAACCCGGTTGACGTGCGGGTGCACAACCTCGGGCCGCCGCTGAGTGACCCGCGTCGGTGCTTTGCGCTTGCGCATCGCCCGCGATGAGTCGAGCCCGAGCGCCTCGGCAAACTCAATGCACCGCTTGCTGACCGCCGCGCGCGTCACGCCGTGCCGGCGGCCGATCTCAGTCATTGAGTCGCCGAGGTATCCGATGCCAGTCACGAGGCTAAAACACTCGATCGCCAGAGCCGGGTTCGACTGACATATAAGCTCACCGACCAGACGCCGAACTACTTCGCATATTTTCTCATCGTCCAATCCGGCAAAAGGCTTAGCACCGCCGACGGAATCGATAAAGTTGTTGTCGTACCTGAATCCGGTATCGCAAACAAAATCCGGCCCGGTAATTCCTGCCGCCTTCATCTGCTCGATAAGCTCTGGATCGAGTGACGCGAACGCGTCGAGGTATTCGCGGTCGTGGCGGTTCATCGCGCGACCTCCGTTTTCCGCCGTGGCATCCCCATGCGCTCATTCAGCCTGGCGCAGAGCTCCCGCGCCGGTTCGCGCAGCTCCCGCGAACCGGGGCACATAATATCCGTCTGCACGCCCGCTGTCTCTTCGCAGAAAATCTGCCGCGCCTTCTGCGGACCGAACACCCTCCGCAACCCCATCAGCTTTGAAGTCAGAATCCCCTTGCTCTTCGCGTAATCGGTCGGCCGGCAGATCCGGCAGGCTGACTCCGGAAGGTCGGCATCTGGTACGGAATAAATATCCAAACCCCGCGCACCGTACGGCATGGCCCCGTGTCTATTCTCTCCGCCTCCGGCGGGTTCCGCGCCTTCGGCGCTCCATCCCCCCCCCTCATTCTCAGCGAACCGGGAACCTGCCGGGAAGCGAAGCGACACGGTAGGCGGTTCGCTCTTCTCATGGCCGCGCTCGTATCCGGGCGCGCGCCTATCATGATCATGAGATGTATTCACATCTCTCTTGTGATTATGATAATGATTGTCACATGTGACGCCCGCA